TAAACAATTTAGATCATTATGCAGATGAGTTCCAAGACCTTTATGAAAAAGGTATGCCTACTGGTGTCTCTACAGGATATCCAACAGTAGATAAAATCTTTACTCTATCTACTCCAAATCTTGTTGTAGTAACAGGATATCCAGGCGATGGCAAGTCAGCGTTTATAGACCAGTTAATTATTAATGTCGCTAGGAACAGCGGTTGGAAGACATGTTACTGCTCGTTTGAAAAACCAGTACAACTTCATGCAGTTCAGTTATCTCAACTATTAGTTGGTAAACCATTCTTTGAAGGACAGAACGAAAGAATGAATCAGGAAGAGAAAGACTATGCTCAATCTTGGATTAAAGAAAACATACTATTCCAAGACTATCAAGATGGCGGTATGCCAACAATAGAAAACATCTTAGAGAAAGGTGCAAGTGCAGTAATGAGATATGGGATTAGAATTTTAGTTATTGACCCCTTTAACTTCATACAGAATGATACGAAAACTGGATTGGGAACTGATGTAGTTTCTGATATGTTGACAAAGGTTCAACTGTTTGCAAAACAACATGGTATCTTAGTTTTCTTTGTAGCTCATCCCACGAAACCATTTGTCAGAGATGGCAAAAAGAATGTTTGTACTGGTGTAGATGTAAGTGGTTCTATGGCTTGGTTTAGTAAAGCAGATACAGGATTGACTATATATAGATCAGAAGATGGCGTTGAGATACATAACTGGAAAGCTCGTTGGGGTTGGCAAGGTAAGATGGGGTCTGTTAATATGATATTTAATCCAATAAATGGTCGTTATGCAGAAGCAGAAGAAATTGAGGACAACTTTGATTGGGACATCTGAGAGTTTGAAAGTCAATGACATAGGAAACTCTTATACCCATAAAAGACACTCTGTAACTATTACAAAAATAGGTAATAGTAATGTGGGTAGAGCGGTTGTATGCGATCAACACATTATAGACAAAACTTTTTTAGAGAAATCTCTTACTGCTCAACAGCATAATGTTTGCAATAAGTATTTAGAATTGATAGTGAGAAGTGGTGCTTTGGGGAAAAGTTCTGGGCTGGGAGAAGGAATATTTACCAGTCATAGTTCTGTTCAGCCTCCACCTAGGTCAGTAGTTTTGATTAAATGTCAAAAGAAATTAATAGAAGAATGTGGTTACAACAGAGAAAAGGTTTTTTGGTCTATTATGGTGAAGAACCCTAAGAGCATTGATGAGAAACAATTGTTAGTAATGCAAAATTGTTCTAATGCACTACTAACTTTTTGGTTTATTGGTCAGACGAATCCTGTTTCTTTGTTTGAACAAGCCTTTCTAAACCCCATTTAGGTTCAGAGGTTACAGCTTTAACTGTTTCGACTTGTACTTCTTGTTCTACCTTTACATCCTTATCATCAGCTAAACTATGTATCATGTGAATGATTTGTTTGTTTAGTGACCTGCTTTCTTTCTTAGCTAAGGCATGTGCCAGTTCGTAGGTTTCCTCTGAACATCTAATGAATAGACTTTTCATTTTCATACTCCTCATAGACTATCGTTGGACTTTCAGCTACCTTACCAATCGCAACACTTTCTCTGCCAATTTGCCAAAATCTTTTTTCATGTAACATCTCTATAGCATGTTCCATGTATTCAGCATTAGCTTTTAGTAAAGGGTCGTCCAATAGAGTAATGGCATAAGCCATAGCATCTATCTCAGTTTCAAATAGCCATACATAATGTTTCCAGTCACCATACATATTTTCAATGTCGTTCTTATTGATATCAAAAGTGTGTCTTATTACTGCAAACATAAGTAATGATTATAATGCATTATGCTATCAAAGTGAAATGTAATTGTTCCATGTGGAACAAAGCCAATAGCTGTGTTTTCTGAACCTGTCGTATTTAAAATAAAATATTTACCAGTCTATTGTTTTTTAACGGCTAGCAAGACCAACAGCTGTGTTTTCAAGAAATCTAGAGTTAAGTGTTCATGCAGACTATCTAACAGACTATCTTTCTTGGTGAAACGACAGGCAAAAAAAAGGGACAGCTTTGACACTATCCCTTTTAAACTTATATCAAGTTATGGAGGTTATATTCGTGATGAATATGAAGCATATTTTACTACCAAGGATTGCAAACTGCAAGACTTATTAACAGTTTATCCACAGATACAAATACCGATATTCCCTGAACCCAAATAACACCACTAAAAACAATAGACCAGTTAATATTTCTTCCAGCATGAAATTTATCCTGCGTATATCCACTTTTTTCAGACCAAAAAAAAAGGCGATAACTACCTAAGTAGTTACCGCCTTAATTATTTATTTCTCCTTATTGATGATTGAATGAATCAAATCCATTATATCCTCTCTAATTTCGCTACATTCTCCATAAGCTGATTGTTCAACCCCTGTATATTTTTCTACAAGGTCTTCAATATCATCTGTTAGATTATTAAAACCCGCAGAATTAAGAGTAAGTTTGTCATCACGCTTATCTTCTTCATCTATGTAGTTGTCAAAGTAAATACTCATTAGTCGACCTCCACAAATAAAAGGATTGACAGACACATTGCAGTACCAAATCCACTAAAGAACATAATCAGATAATCAAATCTTGCTATCCATTCTTGATGAATTAAACCCTCTCCCCAAGTAAGACCTAGGAAAAGAAATCCAATGATACCCATTGAAGCAACTATAGTTATAAATTTACTCATTAGTTACCTCAACTTCTACGATCTCGTTATTACTTCTAAAAGCGAGATGTTTAGGTTTAGGAAGATTCATTTCTGATCTTTCAGGGTACAAAGTATCTAAGATATCTTGATTCATATTAACCAAAGTATTAAATGCTTTGACTAACAATACATCATCCGTAGATTTCTCTTTAGATGTTCTATCTATCTTTGTATAGATTTCGTTGCAAGTGCCAGTAAAGACTCTTACAACTACTTCTAACAAAGCTCTATTTTCGTTATTCATAATATTACCTCCAAGTAATTGAATAAATTAACTGTTTCGACCCTTTTGGGTCTTCATCAGGGAAAATACACATTTTCCGACAGTTTGGTCAAAATTGACACTCTGAGAAGCTCTCTATTAAACGATCTCAAGGTAGGCAAGGGCATAACATACCCTAAAAACCTACCTTTCATATCGTTTCCTACAATTACTTTTTCTTCTTTGTATATGTCCTAGGGAATATATTAGAATTTCCAAAGAGTAATTTCTTCTCTTCCGCAGTTCCAAAATGCACGATAGCTTTCATCAGTCTTTTAGCCATAGTTTGCACTTGCGGTGTTCTACTTTTACCAGTTGTTTGATCTACAATAGGTTGAAGTTTACACAAATGCTTTATAGTAAAATCCTCATTCCCTTTCCATAAAGCTAGAGCTTGGGAATGTAGCCATCTGTAATACCCACTTTTAAAACCATTTTTAAAGTTAGGGTCTTCAAGCAATATAGAATCTTTTAATGCACTACCAATGATATCTAAATCACTATATTTTTTATAGGCATAATGAGTCCAATCGTGGGTAATTTCATTTTTAGATGTTATTTGAACATCATCTTTAGAAATACTTAGATCACCATCTATTGCTTTTATTAGCTCAGTTTTTATTTGAGTATTCACTTGCGGATTCTTAACAACTGCTTTAGCTATTGTTTCCTTAGTGATGTTTCTTGTTAGCCTAGTTTCAGAAGCTATATTTATAGTCTCTTCCTCTTCCACTTTTGGAATAGGAGTAACCCATACTTTTTTAGCTTTTTCTTCAGGCTTCCTAATACTAGCTTCCAACTCTTCAAGCATTGCTACTTTTCTCTGAGCATCAGCTAAAGCATCATCAATAACACCCTTCATCAAGTCAGACTTACTATTAACAAATTGACCTATCAATCCATTAAGTTGTTCGTCTTTATTAATACCATGTTCAGAATGAATCTCATCCATCCATTGCCAAACATTATTGGGTATACTCACCATGGCACTTCTTCTAGCGCCATATTTTGTTTTATTATTATCCATAATAAAATGTCCCTCCATAGGACTGTTTATAAATTTCTGTTTCATACTTTCGTAATCCTCAGTTGGAATACACATTCCAATACAGAAAAGAAGTAACGCGGAAAAAACAATTAACTAGTAAATATTCTTTCCGCCCACTCCTACCAACTTCTTCTACAGACTCGTCATATCGATATACACCTTTTCTCCAAATGGGTAATCGTGATAACTTTTACTGTAATAAGAATTAGAACCCTCACTCAATGCCCATATAACAGGTACATCAGGCTCAACTTCAGCACTCACACTAGCAAAACCATCAGTAAAATACAGAAAAGCAATTACATCTTCTGTATCATCTGTATATTCATTGAACAAATTAAAAGGTGGGTCAAACCTAGTTCCGCCACCACCTCTGTAAGTAAGTTCAAGTTCTCCGTCTGCTAGCTCGAATTCATCCCACCATTCACCACTAGCATTTTTTCTAACACTAGTATCGCAGTAACAAATTCTAACCTTATCAATACCGCAATCATCACATAAGCTCTGAATTTCAGTAGCAAATATATTAAGTTCTTGTTGAGTTACAGAGCAACTTGTATCTATCGCAACGACAATTTCACCGCCTTGGGGTTCTTTATCATTACTAGGCAAATTAACACCTCTCCAAGAGTGCCTTTTATTTAACCTCGACCAAGTAGGATTGCTACTTTTAGCAGAATCTAAAAGATCGCGTAATGTATCTCTCCAATCAACATTGCACTCACTTAGATTTTTCATAGCCTTGTCCAACATAGAAGAAAAACCTCCGTCAGATATTCCTTCTAGCTTGTTAGCCATACTAATCTGTCTTTCGATCTTTTCCTTAATCTCAGCAATATCACCTTCTGATAATGGTTTGCCATCTTCTTTAGTTGGCATCCACACTTCACCCATTGATGGCTTCATGCCTGCCAGTTCATCAGTTAATGATTTTCCTTTACCGCTTCCATTCCCATTGCTAGAACTATCACCCTCTTTAGTTTCAGATTCATCATCAGATTCATCTTTACCATCACCATCAGAAGAGTTAGAGCTAGATTCATCATCAGATTCATCTTCGCCATTTTTACTTTTCATCTCTTCCATAGCATTTTTAAGAGCTTCATCATCATTAGTTAAAATCCTGTAAACCTGTTCTGCGGATTTTCTATGATAAATACGATCTAACAAACCATCTTTTGGTAATTCCATATATAGGTCATAAGAAATCCATGCATTGATAACATAGTCAGTTGCTATGTTCCAAATCATATGATTCTTTTTACCTAGTCTTAATGGATGTTCCCAAATAACGTGGCTAGCTTCATGCACCAGTACCGCTTGGATTTCTTCATTAGTTAAAGTTTTAACAAATTCATCATTCCAATAGATATTGACACCATCAGTAGCCATAGTTTCACATCGCTCGCTAGCTTCAATCAATTCAAGGTTAAGAAGCATGGTAGCCATACCAACATTACCTTTCATCAACTTAGCTCGAGCTTTTATTATTCTATCTTCACTATTCATATAAATACCTCCAAGTATTTTATAAGTTCCTGTTTCATACTTTTGTAATCATCAGCCAAGATACACATCTTGGTACAGAAAAAACCGCGTAAGGAAAAAATATTTACCAGTTATATATCTTTTCCCTACTTGGTCATGGTTAAGGTTTACTTGCCAAATACATTGTCAAGAAAATCACCTTTTAGATCATCAATAGATTCTTCCAAATCATCTGCAATCTGCTTTCGCTTGCTTGCACCAAAGTCAGTTTCATCTCTAAGAGCATCAACATCATTGATAGAAGCAAATACACTCACCATTTTTTGATGAGCATCAGCAATAGCTTTATCGTTACCTAAGATATCAGCATTGATACTAGGTAAAGTATCTAAAAAGTTTCTCAATTTATCAAAACTTGAATTCTTAAAGAATCCTCCCTTCTGCTTGCTCTTAGGGTTATAGCTCTTCAACTTATCAGCTAAATGTCCTACTGATTCAAGTAATGTTTCAACAGTAGTCCTTGCTATAGTTTCAACATTCTTATTAGCTCGTTTTAAAGCATCCTTCTCAATCTTCTTACGAAGAGACTCAGACACATTTAATCTAATATCATTTTTATCAAAACGTGGAACACTCCCCAATTCAAAATCAAATCTGAATTTAGTCGCTACCTCTTCAACGCTTGGATAGTCATTAATATTAAATGCTTTACCTAATTTAATTCTATTAGCTTCAATAATATTATCGTAGTTATCAAGAAAACCTTTAACTTCTAAATCGAAGTCTATTTTTGCCTGATTAACTCTATCCATAAGCGTGTCAAGTTCACGATTGGGACATAATCTCCAACCACTAAGAACTTTGCCAGTCTCATAATCACTTGTATTATCATCCCAAGGGACTGTAAGTGAATAATAAACATTGTTTCTGAATTGATTAATAATTCTTCTAAAGTATTTATTGGTATCTTTACCAAATATATACTTTGCAACATGCAATGATTCTTTTAACGCTTCTTGATCTATCGCTAGATTATCCTTTAGATACTTATCTGATTTAACGCCACTAGGATGCTTAGTATTTAAGCGAACCAAAGTAGCATTTTGAGATAAAGTATTACTATTTTCTTTTTCTTTATTCATTATTACCTCCAAGTAATAAAAGTTTGCTGTTTCGATCTTTTGATCTCATCAGTTGGGATACACATCCCAATACAGACGCGGAAAAGGAATATTTACTAGTCAATAATAAATATTTCCTTCACCGCAAAGGCTTTTGCTATATCTCTAAATCTTGATGTTCGATCTTGAACTTAGAATAAGTATCTGTATCTTTCAATTCAGACTTAATCGCAGTCAGTTTTCTAACAAAGAATATTGAGAATTCTACAGTTGCCAGTTGTTGAATGTAATTAAGAGCATTGTCAAAATAATCATAAACATTATCTTCACTTGCTTGGCTAATCACATTAACTAAGGCAATCGTAGTTGCATAGCATAGACCCGCAGAATCCACGATATCAACGTCTTTACCCTTACAGATATCACCTAAGTTAGGCACATCATTCTTTAAGGAAATAAAGTTCATTAATTCAATAGAACTAGCTTGTCCAACATCACCTTCAAACAGTTTTTGCATTAGCTGTTTAGGTGGCTCAGTCTTCAACGTATCGCTTAATCTAACCCATGATCTTGGACTAGGTTGCGGATTGCTATCTTTAGGGTCAAATTCCCACAATAGCTGTGGCATGTATTGGATAAAGGCTTGCACCATTAAATCAACCTGATTCTTATCAGCCCATGCTAACCAGTCATCTACATCATGAGTAAATTGCACCGCAGTAGTTCTATCTTGGCAATGTCTTAGGATTTTATTAGCACCACTTCTATCAGTGCTTCTATTACCTGCTAAGACAATCTTCCAACCTTTTGGGAAAACATAATCGCCAATTCTTCGCTCTTCATCTTTTCCTTTTGGGTCTAGCAGTTGTCCCATAGTCGCTTGTACGCTTCCATGAGCCTGAGCAAATTCATCTAAGAAAAATATACCTTCACCATCCCTTGGGAGATTCCCTAGAAATGCTTTCTTTTGCATACCATCTTCGATATATGGCAGACCTCCAAGATCAATTGACTCTACTAATCCCAATCTAAAAGAAATGAATCCAAATTCACCCTTCTTAGGATTAACGCTATCAGTTAATTCTCTTCCATCCGCCAGTTCTTCCGCGATCTCTTTAACAATCGCAGACTTTCCAACGCCAGTACCTCCAATCAAGAATGGAATGTTACTTCCCTTCAATATATGTAGACACGACATTTTCGCTTCGCTTGGTTTAAACATAATAATACCTCCAAGTATTTTATAAGTTTTAGTTATTTGCTATCTGATTGATAGCACCAATAACACCCCAATCATTGGGATGTTTTCATAGCATCTCAGCTAATCATCAGTTGGTTTAAGTTCTAGGTAAAGAAGCCAGTAAACTAAAATTTACATTTGGTTTAGATTCTTCAAGTTCGATATCGACTTTAACTAACCTTTGTCCGTCTAAGATTTTGTCTTTACTGATATCACTATTGTAAGCACAACGATAACCTTTAAATTCTCTATCGTATTCTCCACGCTCAAATATCTCTTTTGAGTTTCTATTTAATTTGAAGTAATCGCCTGCTTTCAAATCGCTTATTTTTCTAAATTCTATATTCATAATTAATCCTCCATAGATTAAGTTTCTTGTACCCCAAAATAGGATACTCATTCAGCCTGTTAATTCAGGGACTTTTGGAGAAGTCTCCCAAGATTTCGTATACCAATCATTACTGCTTCTTACTTCATAGTCAGCACAATGAATCCACATTGCTATTGATACAATCCCTCTAAGGAATTTGTGGGTCTCGCGGATATCATCACGACATTCACTCTCTCTACACACTAGCCACTTTATTTGGCGGATTCAGATACGACCTTCTTAAAGAACCTTACTTCGTATCCTACTGCTAGAACCTTACCTTTAATCCTTTAGAGAACTCAGTTGAGCGGTAGCTACAGTTTAAAGTCATAATCGTTTTGGACTCTGTAGAGACATCATACACTGATAACTACATCATTCGCAACACCATACTAAATATTAACCAGTCCATTGTATTTGATAGCACTTTGTGAGCATTACCAAATCAATCTAAAAGGTTTAATATTTATCCATGGAAAAAGACAAACCAAACCTGAAAATAGTTGGGCGAAAAGAACCTGAGCTAACTATCAAGCAACGCCAGTTCGTGGCAGAGATCATTAAGGGAAAGCTAGGTAGCTATAAAGAAGCATACGCTAAGGTCTACGACGTTACTCTTACGAAGCAAGGCAAGATTCCCAAGTGGGTAGAAGTAGAAGCTAGCAAGCTCGTGGCGAACCCTAAGATAGCACTAAGCATACATAAGGCTATAGAGTCTAAAGAGGTCAGTGTAGTAGCTTCCTCGCTCAGGACAAGGAACTATGTCATAGATCAATTGTATAAAGAGTCTAAAGAGTCAGATAGTGATTCATCTAGGATTAGAGCATTAGAGTTGCTAGGAAAGACTGTGGCTCTCTTCAGTGATGTTATAGAGACAAAAGAAGCTAGATCATCAGATGAAGTAGAAGCTGATATAGAGGACAGAATTGCAGAACTACTAAGAGCTAAGGAAGATTAGACCCTCTTTTTTATATCAGATTATCATATAGAACGACCCCTACCCCCCTAATCAGGTTTTGGGTATCTGACTATCATATATACATAGTGATCTGCTCATAATATGACTAAGTTTCACAGGGGGTACCCCTATATTGCATTTTGATAGCGTTTTATATATATATCATATATAATTTTTTCTAGGAAAGACCCCTGGGTCCCTAGACCCCCCCCATTATTTTATAAAAATGGTTGTTTTTTCTGTGAAGATGTGCAATTATGTTAAAATCTAGCGTGATTTACATCTAGTATGTACCTACTAGTAGTATGTACCTGCTAATTTAACTATCTGGTAGTTACTTACTTAGTTTTTAGTTTAAGAAGTATCTACCTACTAGTAAGTATAGGAGATGTATGAGTAATTCAATATTAAGCCAAGTACAAAATCTTTCTTTAGACGAGAAGAAAGAGTTGTTAGTCTTATTAGATGAGTTAGAGGATGCCAAATCTAGAGAGAGATGTGCAAATGAGTACATGTATTTCGTTAAAGAGGTTTGGAGTGCCTTTATTGAAGGACCCCACCACAAAGTTATGGCTGATGCCTTTGAAAGGGTAGCTAATGGTGACTTAAAGCGTCTTATTATCAATATGCCACCTAGACATACCAAGTCAGAGTTCGCATCTTACCTATTACCAGCGTGGTTCTTAGGTAGCAGACCAGAAAAAAAGATTATTCAAACAGCACATACCGCGGAGTTAGCTGTTGGCTTTGGTAGAAAGGTGAGAAACCTTGTTAATAGTAAAGATTATAAAAAAATATTCCCTAATGTTAGCTTACAGTCGGATTCTAAGGCTGCTGGTCGTTGGAATACGAATAAAGGCGGAGAATATTTCGCTATCGGTGTAGGTGGTGCAGTTACTGGTAAAGGTGCTGACCTCTTAATCATTGATGACCCTCATTCTGAGCAAGAGGGTGCAAGTTCAGACATAAATGTTTTCAATCGTACCTATGAATGGTACACATCTGGTCCTAGACAGCGTTTACAGCCTAATGGTGCTATCGTTGTTGTAATGACTAGATGGCATAACAAAGATTTAACAGGTCAAGTTGTAGATGCTAGTGTAAAACGTGGCGGAGCCGATCAATGGGAAGTTATAGAGCTTCCTGCTATCTTACCTTCTGGCAAACCTTTGTGGGATGCCTTTTGGAAGTTAGAAGAGTTAGAAGCTTTGAAGGCTGAATTGCCTAGTTCTAAGTGGATGGCTCAGTATCAACAAGACCCTACTTCAGAAGAGGGTGCTTTAGTTAAAAGAGAATGGTGGCGAGTGTGGGATAAGATGAGTCCACCTGATTGTGAGTTTATTATTCAATCATGGGACACAGCTTTTCTTAAAACACAAAGAGCTGACTACTCTGCATGTACTACATGGGGAGTTTTCTATAAAGAAAGTGATGAAGGCTTAATAGCACCGAATTTAATACTTTTAGATGCTTATAAGGAGCGTCTAGAGTTCCCAGATTTAAAAAGAGTAGCAATGGAAAGGTACAACGACTATAAACCAGATGCGTTCATTGTAGAGGCTAAGGCTGCTGGATTACCATTGATCTTTGAATTAAGGGCAATAGGTATACCAGTACAAGAATATACACCTAGTCGTGGTAATGATAAAATATCCAGGGTTAATGCTGTTTCTGATTTATTTGCTTCAGGAGTTGTATGGGCACCTGAGACTAGATGGGCAGAAGAAGTTATAGAAGAGTTTGCTGGTTTCCCTAATATGGAACATGATGATTTAGTTGATAGCAGTACGCAAGCTCTGTTAAGATTCAGACAAGGTGGTTTTGTATCTTTAGACTCAGACGAAGAAGAAGAACAATTAGAACACAATCGTAGAGCAGATTATTACTAGGAGAGTATATTGGCTATAGATAAACAATTACAACCTGCAACACCCATAGATGGGTTAATAGAGCAGGAATTAGATGAAGGTCTAGATATAGAAGTAGAAGAAGTTCCAAATTCAGTTACAACAGAAACTGATGATGGTGGCATGATTGTAGATTTTGATCCTACAGCTTCTAATATGGGTGAAGCAGAATTTAATTCTAACTTAGTAGAATTTATAGAAGATAACGAACTTTCTAGTATTGGTAATGAATTAATAGGTGCTTTTAATTCTGATAAAGAATCAAGAGCAGATTGGGAAGAAAGTTATACAAAAGGTTTAGATCAGCTTGGTTTAAAGATAGAAGAAAGAACTACACCATGGGCAGGAGCTTGTGGAGTATTTCATCCAATGTTAAGTGAAGCTGTTATTAAGTTTCAATCTCAAGCTATATCAGAAATATTTCCTGCTTCTGGTCCAGTCAGAACCAAAATTGTAGGCAAGATTACGTCTGAAAAAGAACAACAAAGTCAAAGAGTACAAGATTATTTAAACTACTTGCTTACTTATGAAATGAAAGAATACAGAAGTGAAACTGAGAAGATGTTATTTTCTCTTCCTCTTGCTGGTTCTGCATTTAGAAAAGTTTACTTTGATCCAACTCTAAATAGACCAAGTGGTATATTTGTACCAGCTGAAGACTTTGTAGTTAATTATGGTGCAACTGATTTAGAGACTTGTGAAAGAGCTACTCATGTAATGAAGAAGTCAGCTAATGATGTAAGAAAAATGCAAGTTAGTGGATTCTATAAAGATATAGAGTTACCTGATAGCAAGCCAAGTCCTTCAGACATTACTAAAAAATATAACGAAATGACTGGTGAATCAGAAAGCTATAGCTATGACACTAGACATACTCTACTTGAAATGCAGGTAGATTTAGATTTAAAAGGTTTTGAAGATGTAGGTCAAGATGGAGAACCTACAGGTATAGCATTACCATATGTAGTAACAATAGATTTTCCTTCAGGCATTATTCTTAGTATTAGAAGAAACTACTATGAAGATGATGTTAATAAATTAAGAAGAATGCACTTTGTTCATTATCAATATTTACCAGGACTAGGTTTTTATGGCTTTGGTTTAATACATATGATTGGTGGATTAGCTAAATCAGCAACATCTATACTAAGACAATTAGTAGATGCAGGTACTTTAAGTAACTTGCCAGGTGGTTTAAAAGCTAGAGGATTGCGTATTAAAGGTGATGATAGTCCTATAATGCCAGGTGAGTTTAGAGATGTAGATGTACCAGGTGGTGCTATTAGAGATAATATAACCTTCTTACCATATAAAGAACCTTCAGCAACCTTGTTCTCACTACTAGGAAACATAGTAGAAGAAGGCAAGAAGTTTGCTAGCATAGCTGAAATGAAAACATCTGATATGAATAGTCAGGCACCTGTTGGAACAACATTAGCATTACTAGAAAGAAACATGAAAGTAATGAGTGCTGTTCAAGCAAGACTTCATGCTTCTATGAAAAGAGAGTTTGAAATACTTGTAACAGTAATTAAAGATTTTACAGAACCTAAGTATCCTTATGACCTTGATGAAGGTCAAGAAATTAAAGTACAAGACTTTGATGCAAGAGTTGATGTATTACCAGTATCTGATCCTAATGCAGCTACAATGGCTCAAAGAATTATGCAGTATCAAGCTGCAATGCAGTTAGCACAACAAGCTCCTGATTTATATAATCAAGCTGAATTACACAGACAAATGCTTGAAGTATTAGGTATTAAAGATGTTGATAATATTGTACCTCCACCAGGAGAAGTTAAAGCTGTTGATCCAGTTACAGCAGTTCAAAATATTCTTACTTCTAAACCTGTACAAGCTTTTCCAGATCAAGATCATGAAGCTCATATACAAGTTCTTTCCTCTGCTCAAGAAGACCCAAATATTATGGGCAAGCTAGAACAGAATCCACAAGCTCAAAGTATTCAAAGTGCTGCATCAGCTTACATAATGCAACATTTATCTATGCAATTTAGAGATCAAGTTGAAAGAGAAATGGGTATAGAGTTACCTCCAGAAGGAGAACCTTTACCTCCAGAAGCAGAAGCAAGATTAGCTTCTCTAGTATCAGAAGCAGCACAAAGAGTTTCTTCTACTAATGCTGCAAAAGCTGAACAAGCAAGAATACAAGAACAAGCTCAAGACCCATTAATACTAGCAAAACAAAAAGAATTAGAAAT